GCATTTCACTGATATTTTTAAGAAAACAATAATTTTACATTTGGGGTCAACTGTGCAGCAGACGATGGTCCCGGATAACTGGAACTTCAACGGTAGTAACCCGTGCCTGCACCATGGCGGTAACTATAACCAGAACCAGAATCACGGTCCGTTCTACGTCAACTACAACAGAACGTCGAACTCGAACGACAACATCGGCTGTCGCATCCTTGCTAAGCCACAGGCTAACCCTCCATTTGGTAGTAGGGGTTCCTCACCCTTTCTATATCGCACGGTTGACCGCACAGCACTGGCTGAAGAAAAGCCGACAGGACACAGCTTAGTACACTTCGGGCCAGGTCTCGCCTTGGAACACCCCGCGGCGCTGGAACGGTTGTGAGGCTACAAGGAGGAAAAACATCCCTGATGAAACGAGTTCGAGTTTACAAAGAGATCATATCAGACGAAAACCTTCGTCTGGCAATTCAGGAAGTGAACGCCGGCCATCGGCGAAACGGCAATCACAGCCTGAACAAAAAGGTCATTGAGATCGAAAATAATATGGATGAATATGTGGAGAAGCTCCGAGCATTCATCCAAGGTCTGGTCGACGGAGACGAGCACATGCACCCTCCCCTCAAGCGACGGCGCTGGGACCGCAACGCGGACAGCGGCAAAGGCAAATGGAGAGACATCAACGAGCCGCTTCTGTGGCCGGACCAATATGTTCACCACGCTGTTGTGCAGCCGATGATCCCGCACATTATGCGGAGCATGGACCGGTACTGCATCGCAAGCGTCCCCGGCCGAGGGAACTCCTACGGCGTCAAGGCATTGAAGAAGTGGATGAAGAACGATGTGGAGGGCACGAAGTATTGCTGTGAGTGCGACATCTACCACTGCTTTGAGGAGCTTGATCCGCCGTATGTCATTGAAGCCTTGAAGCGGGTGTTCAAGGACACCGAAACGCTCTGGCTGTGCGACGCCATTATGGAATACGGAGTCCTCATCGGCGCATTCTTCTCCGCATGGTTTCTCCATTTGACACTCCAGCCCTTAGACCTGATGATCCATCAAAAGCAGTATGGCGTATCGCACTATCTGCGGCAGATGGACAACTTCACGATCTTCGGCTCCAACAAGCGAAAGCTGAGGAGGCTGCTGGAGGATATCAAGAAGTGGCTTGCCGAGATCGGAATGAAGATCAAAGGTAACTGGCAGATCTTCCGCGTCGGGTTTACGCCCAAGGTCGAAAGAGCGCATCAGGCTTTGCCGAAGAAAAAGCAGCGGCACCGCCGTCCGCGCTTACCATCGGCTCTGGGATACCGATTCGGACACGGTTACACGATCTTGCGAAAGCACAATCTATTCCGGCTCAAGCAATCGCTTCATCTTTACTACTACCGGAGAGACAGGAACCGAGTCATCTCGTTCAAGAGGGCTTCGGGGCTGATCTCACGGCTCGGACAGCTTCGCAAATGCAATCATCAGCAGGTTTTGGACAGACATTATCAGCCCAAGACGATGTTTGCACTGAAGAAAGTCGTCCGAAAGGAGTGCAGAAGACTTCAGGCATTATATCCGCCATACCAGGCGGCATAAAAAGGAGTGATTTTCATGAAAGTACAGGGAATGGTCAACCCCGGCAGCTTTACTGTGGAAGAGATCCCCGGTACCAAACGAAGTCTTGTCCGTCTCTACCAGAATGTGGAGGCGTGCAAGATCGCTAAGGATGCCGAGGACAAGGAAGGCCTTGACGGGTTCCAGTATGACGAATACTGCGTTGAGGTCGAGAGTTGGCCCGGACTTGCTGCCAGCGTGCGGGAGAACTACGACGCCTACCTTGCAAAGGGTAAGGACAATGAGGTCGACCGCAGTAACGATGCGTTGTTCCGCGCTCAGAAAAACACAGACTCCATCGTCCAGGATACGGACGCGATGAGCGTGGATCACGAATACCGACTGACCCTGCTTGAGCTGGGTCTCTCGGAATAATTGAGAAAGGAGGAAAACGACTATGCTGTATCGCACTCTGAAGCGCATGATCGAGCGCGGCCAGACCAACGGCCTTGAGGAAAAGATCGACATTTTCTTCGCAGCCGGCAAGCTGACCGAAAGCGAGTATCAGGAGCTCATCGCCATGCTCAAGGCAGAATGAACGCACCGGAGGATTGAGATGTGACTATTCAAGAGATTTTAGCCGGCGGGGGAGGTCTGCTCCTGATCCTTATGACCCTGGTGCAAATCGCCCCCGTCAAAATCAACCCCTGGTCAGCACTCGCCAAAGCCATTGGCAAGGCGATCAATGCTGACATTTCAAAGCGCCTCGACGAGATCGAGAAAAAGCTGGACTCACATATCAAAACGGATGATCAAGGCCGGGCCGATGACTGGCGAGCGGCGATCCTTCGCTTTAACAATGAGCTGCTTCGTCCGATCCGTCATACGAAGGAAGAATTCGTAGAGGTACTTGGGTATATCGACAAGTATGAGCATTATTGCGAAAAGAACCCTGAGTATCCAAACAGCCGTGCGGAAATTGCCATTGAGAACATTCGAGAGGTGTATAAGGTCCGGCTGAAGAAACGAGACTTCCTTCAGGACGAGGATAAGAAGGAGGTGGCGGCGCTGTGAGCAGGTGGGACATCGGCCTTTCCGATAAAATGAAAGCCTGCAAAGAAGCAGAACCGTTCACTGATATTTTGGAGGGGGGTGGGGGTGTTCCTGAAAAGGACCCCCCGTCTTCTTCCAAAGCAGGGTTCAAGGTCACCACGATGAAGATTATCGTGTGGGTCTGCATTCTCAACGGACTTGCATGGGTATGGTGCAGCTATATCCTTGCATTGCTCGGACGGGAGCAGATCGCAGAGGCTTTGTCACAGGTCGCGCTCAAGGAGATCATCGGCGTGGTGCTGATCTACGGTCTCAAGGCGCTGTTTGAAAACCTGAGCAAGAACAACTCATGGCCTGACAAGGGGAACTCTACTCCGCCCGAAGACGGGGCGGGATAACAGGAGGAAAAGAATATGGAGAGTGTACTGAACTGGTCTGTCATCATCAGCATCATTGGCGTGCTGGTGGTGCTGACGAACATTGTGGTACAGGTACTCAAAAAAGTAACCTGGGACAAGCTGCCGACGAATGCTCTGGCGATGATCGTTTCGCTGGTGCTGACGCTCGGCGCTTTCTTTGCATATTGTTCCATCAAGGGGATCGCTATTGTGTGGTATATGGTGTTTGCCGCGGTGGTCCTCGCGTTCATGGTGGCTTATGCGGCAATGTTCGGATTTGACAAGCTGAAAGAGGCGCTTTCGCAGATCCATAAGTAGTGATTAGAGGTCGAAAAAGGTGTAGGAGAGCCGGTTATTTCTTGACTACTCCTACACCTGTGGCCTAAAAGTGGCGTGGGGACTGGATTGGATGCTTCCATATTAAAATCGGGGAATACATCAAAAAGCCACTTACGAACAAAGGAAAACTTACCCATTCGGGTTGCGTTTTCATATTGGAGTCTGAGGTCGTCGGCGTTGCTCTGAATGGAGATATACGCCTCGATGAACTTTTTCGTCAATCCCTTATGATTGTCCTTTCCAATAGCCGGTTTAATATACTTTTCAGCGACAGATGCCTTTGGGTTCTGGCTCATTAACTTCATCAATGCCTTATACTCGGCAGAATTGG